AGAGCAGGGTTTTGATTTTAATACTACCTTTGAGTTAGAAGACACAACAACTAATGGACCCATAAATCTAACTGGTTATGAAGTGGATTCGCAAATTAGAAAAACTTATTCAAGTTCATCATCAGTATCTTTTGCATCAACTGTAATAGACCCTGACAATGGGAAAATTCAAATATCTTTGGGATCAACATCAACATCCTCTTTAAAATCTGGAAGATATGTCTATGACGTAAAACTCACAGATGGAGCTGGTGGTATTTTGAAGGCGGTAGAAGGTTCTGCACTGGTAAGATCGGGAGTAACCAGATAATGCCTACAATAAAAGCTAGAGTCGGTTCTCAAAATACAGTTCGCGTACTATCTAACGCAACTACTCCACCAACGAGACTTATAAATCTTGTTGATATAAACACTGATCTTAAAGCACAAGATGGGATGATATTAGTTTGGGATTTACCAACCCAAACTTTTATAATGACGAGTGTTATTGACTCATCATCAACTACAATTGAGGGTATTTCATATTTTACTAATACTGAAGAATCAACACTTCCAACAAATGGAGCTTTAGTAGTTAGTGGTGGAGTAGGAATATCTGGCAATCTTAATGTAGCAGGAATTGCTACATTTGGCACAGGAACAGTCGTTATTGATGGTGATAGTGATCTTGTAAAGGTTGGAACTGCAGTAACGATCAGTTCTTCCAATGGTATTGATACACCATCATTGAGAGTTGCGGGCGTTTTGTCTGCCGAAGAACTTAATATTAGTGGAATATCTACTCTCGCAAGATTGGGTGGAATAACCACGACTGGTGGTAATTTATTTGTAGGTCAAAATTTAGAAGTTGCCGGAACATCAAACTTTATAGGCACCGCAACTTTTAGGGGTGGTACTATAAATCTTGGTGATGCTGATAGTGATGATATTAATGTCACTGGAGAGTTTATATCAAGTTTAGTACCAAATGATGATGCTTCATATGATTTAGGATCTACTGCAAAAAGATGGAGAAATCTCTTCACATCTGGAATAACCACAACAAATAACTTATACGTTGTAGGTGTATCTACATTTACAGATTCGTTAAATATAACAGGATTTGTAACTGTAACTCAGGGATTATATTATGACGCTGATGATTATGATGGACCTAATGGAATAGCATACTTTGACAATACCGGAAAATTAATAAGTGCAGACAGTTCCAGTACAGAAACTTTAACAACAACAAACCTTATACTTACTACTAATGCATCTGGACTGCCTAGGTGGTCTTCGGTCATAGATGGAGGAGAATTCTAATGGCTAAACCATCAACTAGACAAGGATTGATAGATTATTGTCTTCGCAGACTTGGAGCACCAGTATTAGAAATAAACGTCGATGACGAACAAATTGACGACTTAGTAGATGATGCAATTCAGTATTTCAATGAACGTCATTTTGATGGTGTAGAAAAAATGTACTTAAAGTACAAAATAACCAGTGATGACGTTGCTAGAGGTACAGCAAAGGGCACTAATGGAGTTGGAATAGTCACAACAACAGCAGAATCATCAATAGTGGGGAGTGCGACTACTTTTAGTTTTTATGAAAATTCTAATTATATTCAAGTACCAGATTCTGTAATAGGTATTGAAAGAATATTTAAGTTTGATACGAGTTCCATTTCTGGTGGAATGTTTAGTATTAAGTATCAACTATTTCTAAATGATTTATATTATTTTAATTCTGTGGAACTTCTTCAATATGCTATGGTAAAATCTTACCTAGAGGATATTGACTTCCTATTGACAACTGATAAGCAGGTAAGATTTAATAAGAGACAGGATAGATTATATCTTGATATTGATTGGTCTTCACAAGCAGCAGATGAGTTTTTGGTTATAGAATGTTATAGAGCACTTGATCCAGCATCATTTACCCAGATTTATAATGACAGTTTTGTTAAAAAATATCTGACTGCTCTTATTAAGAGACAGTGGGGACAAAACTTAATCAAATTTAATGGAGTTAAACTTCCAGGTGGAATTGAATTGAATGGTAGACAACTTTATGAAGATGCTGAAAGAGAATTGGAAGATATTAAGCAAAGAATGACATCAGAATATGAATTACCACCTTTAGATCTTATTGGATAATTATGACACTCAATCCTTTCTTCTTACAGGGTTCTGCTGGAGAGCAATTCTTAGTTCAGGATCTAATTAATGAGCATTTAAAGATTTATGGAATAGATGTTTATTACCTTCCTAGAAAATATCTAGAAATAGATGATGTTTTAAGAGAAGTTGAGTCATCCAAGTTTGATGATAACTTTATTATTGAGGCATATTTGGACAATTATGAAGGATATGCTCCAGGAAGTGATTTGATGACAAAGTTTGGATTGAGATTGAAAAACGAAATTAAATTGATTATATCATCCGAAAGATTTGAAGAATTTATTTCTCCATTTTTATCGGGATCTAATTTTGGAATTAGTGAAGGACGTATTACCAACCAAGAAGAACAACTCGTTACAAGACCAAAAGAGGGGGATTTAATATATTTTCCTCTTGGAGAAAGATTATTTGAAATTAAACATGTAGAATTAGAAAAACCATTTTATCAATTGGGGAAAACATATGTTTATGAACTATTATGCGAACTCTATGAATATGAAAATGAAGACATTGATACATCCATAGAAGAGATTGATAATACTGTTAAAGATGAGGGATATATCACTACTTTAAATCTTGAAGGCATTGGTCAAACTGCTACAGCAACGGCAACTCTTGGTGGCGTTGGAATGGTTGGTCAAATTATTTTAAATGAAGATGGATATAATTATACATCAACACCAAATGTTACTATTGCACCTCCAACAAGTGGAATTACAGCAACTGCTGTTGCCATAACAACTTCTATCGGAAGTGTCCGATCCGTAAAATCTATAAGAATAACAAATGCAGGTTCTGGTTATACCTCATCTAATCCACCAACAGTAACAATAACTGGAGGAAATGGGATTGGGGCAGCTGCAACAGCAGTGATTGTTGATAATGGAATACAATATCTCTCCATATCTACTGTTGGTAGTGGTTATTATATTACACCAACTGTGACAATCGGTCCATCTGTTGGACAAACTGCAACGGCATATGCAGTTCTTAATAATGATGGAGGAGTATCTTCTTTGCAACTTATAAATGCTGGTTATGGATACACAGAAGCACCAACGGTGTCAATAAGTGGAGTATCTACAACTGGTATAGGAACATTTGTATACAATGAAACTGTAACTGGTTCACTTTCTGGAACTACTGCTGTTGTTAGAGAATTCAAGAGAAGAACAGATCTTAATGTAGTTGATCCTCCAATCGAACTTCGTGTCGCTATTAATAATGGACAATTCTCTGCTGGCGAAGTCATAACAGGAGCAGCATCTTCCGCAACCTATATACTTAAATCATACGATAATGATAGTTATGAGGATTCGTATGATATTAACGAAGAAATAGAACTTGAGGCAGATAATATATTAGATTTTACTGAGAGCAATCCATTTGGAGAATATTAATGTTAGGAACTTATTTTTATCACGAAATTATCAGAAAAACTATTGTTGGTTTTGGAACATTGTTTAATAATATCTATATTAGACATGAAGACAAAAACAACAATGTAGTTGACGAAACTAAGGTTGGTCTTTCTTATGGACCAATGCAGAAGTTCCTGGCAAAAATACAACAGCAAGCAGATTTACAAAAACCGATTGCTATTACATTGCCAAGAATGTCTTTTGAAATGATTTCTTTGCAATATGATCCATCAAGAAAATCGAGTGTAACACAAACATTTAAAGCATCTGATAGTGGAGGAAATATAAAAAAAGTTTACATGCCAGTTCCATATAACATTGGATTTGAACTTAGCATTTATTCCAAATTAAGTGATGATGCTTTACAAATAGTAGAGCAAATATTACCATTTTTTCAACCATCCTTTAATTTAACCATAGATTTGGTTGACTCTATTGGTGAAAAGAAAGATATTCCAATTATACTTGATAGTATTGATATGCAAGACGATTATGAGGGAGACTTTACGGTCAGAAGAGCACTGATATATACTTTAAGATTTACTGCAAAGACTTATCTCTTTGGACCCATTGCAGAATCTACTGATGGACTTATTCGTAAGGTTCAGGCAGATGTTTATGCAGGCACAAGTATTTCTACTGCAAAACGTGAAATGAGATATACTGTAACTCCCGATCCAATCAATGCTGGTCCAGACGATGATTTTGGATTTAATGAGAGTTGGGAATTTTTCTCAGATTCTAAATCTTATAGTCCTACTCAACAAGAGGATATTTGATAAATTATGAGTGATAATTATGATTCTATCGACAAAGCTCTCAATACAGAGAGTCACATTGTAGAAGCTAAAAAAGTTTCTGCAGAAATAGACACTGTAAAACCAAAAGGTCCAGATATTGAAAAGGACTATGAGTATACTCGTGCAAATTTATATTCATTGATTGAAAAGGGTCAAGAAGCGATTAATGGAATTATGGAACTTGCTGGCGAAGGTGGAAGTCCAAGAGCATATGAAGTTGCCGGACAGTTAATAAAGAGTGTTGCAGATACAACCGATAAATTAATAGATTTGCAGAAAAAACTTAAGGATGTTCAGGATGAAACTGTGAAAACAACGAACAATGTTACTAATAATGCCGTGTTTGTTGGATCTACTTCAGAGTTGCAAAAAATGCTAAAACAAGGGTTCCTAAATAATAAAGAGTAAAATATTTCCCAATGGGTTGGTCAGAAAAATATAAAAAATCTATTGATTGTGACAACCCAAAAGGTTTTAGTCAGCGTGCCCATTGCCAAGGTCGAAAGAAAAAAATGACTGAAGAAAAAAAAGATCATGAATACTCAATGGCAAGATCCGAATTGAAAACCGTTACTAATGCTGCCAAACGTCTTCAAAAGAAGATGGGTAAAAAAGGTGAGGGTAATCTGCAAGCATGGGTTCAATCAAAAATTACCAAAGCAGCAGATTATATTGATACCGCAGCAGATTATGTAACCAACGAAGAGACTGTTAAAGAAGAAGGTCTTCGTGATTGGTTTGGTAAATCTAAGTCAAAAGATGGTAAAAAAGGATGGGTAAATGTAGTTACTGGCGGAACCTGTGCAAGTGATGAACCTGGTGAAGGAACACCAAAATGTGTTTCTTCGGCAAAAAGAGCAAGTATGACTAAAGCAGAAAGACTTTCTGCACAAAGAAGAAAAAAGGCAGCAGATCCGGGACAACAAGAAAAAACTGGTGCCGCAAAACCGACTTATGTTTCTACAGATCCAAAGAAGAAAATGAAGAAAGAAGAAGTAGAAATTATTGAGGGATCTTCAATCCGTCAGGGTCAGACTAGTAGTAAGAAAGTGTCCTATAGGGGTGCAACCTCAGATGTTAAACGTGATAAGGATGGGAATATTCCTGCTTCTCATTATAAAAAAGAGAAACCTAACATAGTTTCTATTAAAAGAAAGGATATAAGAACAGATGATCAGAAGAAAAAACATTCTGATGCTGTTAGAAAATA